ACGTCAGCAGTTCAAGTTGGTATGCTTGTTACAGGTAGTGCAAGTATTCCTTCAAATACAACTGTTACTGGTGTTACTGATTTGTATGTTTACATCAGTGCTGATACCACAGGTACTATTATCTCAGGTACAACACTAACATTTACATACACTCCTTATACATTAGGTGTTAAAGAAGGTGACACAATTAACATTGCTGGTAGTACAAAAACCAACTTAGATGGTAGTTGGCCAGTTGTTGGTGCAACATTTAATGCTACATCGTTTACAGTTCAAACTGACGGTAACGTAACTGTTTTACCTACAGACGTAGTTGCAGGTTCTATCAGCATTGACAACAACATGGTAATTAGAAATACCAAAGTTGTTTTAGGTGATGCAGAACACAGTGCAACACCAACTAACTCAACACTCAAAGGCGTTGACGGTGTTGGTACTAACGTAGCCGGTTCTGAATTGTCTATCGAAGCAGGTGTTGGTACTGGTAGTGCCGTAGGTGGCGACATTGTGTTCAAGACTGGTGAAGTTGGAACTACAGGTGATATCAAACAAACAAGTACTGAACGTATGCGTATTGATACCAGCGGAAAAGTTAATATCAGTGGCGAAGTTGTGTTCTCAGGAGACATTGGTACTGATCAAACAACTGTAAATGTTGTAAATGATACAGCAACTACTGTCAACTTTGCAGGTGCAGCAACAGCAATTAACGTTGGTGCAGCAACAGGCAAAACAACATTTGCACATGATGTTGACATCAACGGCGGTGACCTAGACAGTAACCAATCATCGTTCTACTTGTTATCATCACCAAGTTCGGTTGTGATAGGTGCAGGCGCAACTATTGTTAACATTGGAACAGGCGGCGATGGCGGCGGTACAACTACAATTGGACACGATCTTGTTGTTACAGGTGATCTTACAGTTAATGGTGATACAACAACAATTAACAGTACAACATTAACAGTTGATGACTTGAGAATTGTAGTTGCAAGTGGTGCATTAAATGCAGCAGCAGCAAACGGCGCAGGTATTGAAGTAGATGGCGCAAATGCAACATTAACTTACGATGCAGCAAACACAAGTTGGGATAGCAGCGAAGACTTCAATCTAGCAAGTGGTAAAGCATACTATGTTAACGATGCAAATGTTCTAAGTTCAACTACACTAGGATCAGGTGTTGTAAATTCAAGTTTACAACAAGTAGGTACAATTGGTACAGGTACATGGCAAGGTACAGTTATATCTCCAACATACGGTGGTACTGGTGTAAACAATGGTAGCAAAACTATCACACTAGGTGGTAACTTTACACATACAGGTGCGCACACGTTGTCATTAACAACAACAGGTAACACCAGTTTAACATTACCAACAAGCGGTACTGTTGCTGTAAGCACATCAGGACTTGGACAGTTTGCTTCTACAACAAGTGCTCAACTAGCAAGTGTTATGAGTGACGAAACAGGTAGTGGTGCTCTAGTATTTGGAACTAATCCAACTATGAGTACAGGCATTGTTGCAGGCACAACAACATTCAACTTGCTTGACACAACTGCTACAACTATCAATTTTGGTGGTGCAGCAACAGCAGTTGCAATTGGTGCAGCAACAGGTACAACAACTGTACATAACAATTTAGATGTAGACTTAGATGTTAATATAGACGGCGGCGATTTGACAACCAACGCTGCTACATTTAATTTGTTAAATGCTACAGCAACTACAATAAATGCATTTGGTGCAGCAACAGATATTAACATAGGTGCAACAACAGGTGACTTTGGCGTTAACAACGCAACAGCAAACTTTGCAGGTAACTTGTTTGTAAACGGTAATACATTAGATACAGACGAAACAGGCACATTTAACTTGCTGAAAGATAACGCAACAAACATTGCATTTGGTCAAGCAGCAAGACAAATGACTATTGGTGAAACCAAAGCAGCAGCAGTTGCAGCAGGTCAAGTTAATCCAGAAGTAATTGTGCGCTTGGATTTAAGAACAAATGCTGATATGTATATCGACGGTGACTTGTATATTAGCGATATTGATAATGTTCCAATTGGTCCAAATACTCCAAGCACAGGTGCATTTACTACATTGTCATCAAACGATCTAACAAGGTTTACAGCAACTGACAATGCAAACATAGCAGTAGCGTTTGCAACAGATGGAGCAGCAGTTAAAATCAGCGGCGGTCTAAGAGTTGCAAAAGATGTTGCTGCTGATAACTTTATGGGTGATATGGATGCTGGTTATTTAACAAGCGGTACTATTCCGGATGCACGTATCCAAGTATCAGGTGTTACACAACACCAGTTAAGTATCACAGGTACAGGTGCGTTGAATGCAGGTAGTATCACAAGTGGCTTTGGTAATATTAACATTGGTAGCAGTATCTTTACTGGTGACGGTAGTGGTTTAAGCAACTTGAATGCAAGCAATCTTGCATCTGGCAGCGTACCAAATGCACGTATTACTTCAGGTAGTGTTACACAACACCAAGGTGATATCACAGGTACTGGTGCTCTTGATAGCGGTAGTATTACAAGCAACTTTGGCAACATCAATATTGGAACAAGTACATTTACAGGTAATGGTAGCGGACTGAGCAGTCTAAATGCAAGTAACTTGAGTACTGGTACAGTTGCAGGCGCAAGACTTGGTGGCAACCAATCAATGGGTGGTATCAAAACATTTAGTGATACAACTGAAGCAACTACTACAGGCAACGGTGCAGTAAGACTTAGCGGTGGTTTAAGTGTTGTTAAAAACATTGTGTTTGGTGGTACTGCAACCGGTAATGGTAGCGGACTAACAAGTCTAAATGCTACTAACTTGGGTAGCGGAACTGTTCCAAGTGCAAGAGTAACAGGTAGTTACACAGGTATTACTGGTACCGGTGCACTAGATGCAGGTCAGATTACCAGCGGATTTGGCGATATCAACATTGGTACAAATACATTTACTGGTAACGGTAGTGGCCTAACCAGCGTTGATGCAGCAACACTAGATGGTGTTGACAGTCTAAGTTTTGTACGCAGTGACGCAAATGATACACTAACAGGTGCTTACGTTATAAGCAGTACAAGTTCGCAACCACTTACATTAAAACGTTCCGATCGTGCCGGTGCAAACGCTACATCGTACCTGTATTTTACTGATCAAAACGATGCAACAATGGGTTACATAGGTAATGCAATATTTGGTGCTTATGATATGTACATGCACGCCGCTAGTGGCGGTAACATTGTTATGTTTACTACAGGTGAACTTCGATATACCAGCGATGGTGCAACCTTCTACAAATATTGGCATGCTAATAATGATGGTAATGGATCAGGACTAGATGCTGACTTAGTAGATGGTATACACGCTAGTAGTTTCTTACGCAGCGATTCTAACGATTCGTTTAGTGGTACACTAAGTGGTACTGGTAGCATTAACATTACTGGTACTATCACGGCTGCTGGATATAGCGGCGATGGTAGCGGACTAAGTGGCATTACTGCTGATAGTATCGGTGGCGTTGGACTAACTGGACTGTTAAGAACAACTGGTGAAAACGCTGCTACAGCAAACATTACATTTAGTAATAGCGGTACTGCTAAACGCGGTATTACTGGTACAATGGGAGACAACGATCAGTGGTTCTTCGGTGGTGCTGCTACTGCATCAAACGCAGGTTATTTGGAAATCTCAACAGGTGATGATGGACAGAGTACAAGTGCCGAACCGCATTATCATAGACAGTACGGCCCAGGTACCCCATTAACTGGTACACTTGTAAGAACTGCAACTATATTAGATAATAATGGTAATACACTATTCCCAGGCGAAGTTACAGCATACTCATCAGATGCTAGACTTAAAACCAACATCGAAAACATTCCAAATGCACTTGACAAAGTCAAAGCATTGAACGGTGTGCTTTATAACTGGACCAACGAAGGTCACAAGTGGGGACTTGATGTTGATACTGAAAAACGTGAAGTTGGTTTACTTGCTCAAGAAGTTCAAGAAGTATTGCCTGAAGCAGTTGCTCCGGCACCATTTGATATTGATACTGATACAGGCGAAAGCAAAAGCGGCGAAGATTATCTGACAGTCAAATACGAACGTATTGCGCCTGTATTAATTGAAGCAATCAAAGAACAGCAAAAAGAGATTGATGAACTCAAAGCAATGGTGCAAAAACTACTGGATAAATAAGATATAGTAAGAGCCGATTTTGTCGGCTCTTACCGTTGACAATGTTTAAATAACGTGTTAATATAAACGAAATAGGATTATTATATGGCTATACCAGCAACCGGATCAGCAGTAACAATGACACAGATCTACACCTACTTCTCTGCTTCCGGAGCATACAGTCTTGGTAATCTTGGCACTTATATGGGTATTAGTGTAGGTAATACTATTAATATGAGTGCAACGTTTGGTGGACAAGGTACATAACACAGGAGCACATTATGAAAACATTATTTGAAGTCATGAACATTGACTTAGCACAAGAATATACCAAAGAACGCAAACTAGCAGTAGTAGAAAAACTTGCAACTGAATTAGGTGCAGAACTAGAAGAAGAAGTACGTGCAGCGATTGCAGAATTAGATATTCCAGAATCAGATGAACGTTATCATTGGGTTCAAAAAATTGGACGTATTATGGGTGCAGACTTGTTAACTATTGGCAAAGTACAGCCAGAAAACATGTTAGCAGCGTCTTCTCTCAGTGTTGAAGATTTTCAAGAAGCAGTAAAAGTTGCAGTACAAGGTGCAAATGATTTGAACCAGTATACTATTGCAGCAGAAACAGCAATCAAAAACGACACAATTTCTGAAACAATTACATGATAAAACTTGCAATTTGTATTCCATCACGGGATACAGTTCATGCAGGATTTGCATTAAGTCTCTCTAAGATTACAAGTAAACTTACAGAACATAATGTTGAACACACTGTATTGTTTAATCTAGGAACAGTAATACCTCAACAACGTAATAGTCTAATAGACGAAGCGTTAGATTGGGGTGCTACACATATACTGTGGTTAGACAGTGATATGCATTTGCCGTCTAACACCGCAGAAATCTTATTGTCTCACAATAAAGATATTGTAGCAGCAGCATACAGCACAAGAGTTCCGCCTTACAAAAGTACTGCATTTGTTGATGCAGATAATTTAGATAACAGATTATCTGCCATCACCGACTTACACAAAGTGTTTGCAGTTGGTATGGGATGTATGTTAGTTTCAACAGAAGTCTATAAAGTTTTAGGAAAACCTTGGCATACATATCTATACAATAACGATACACAAGATTTGTCAGGCGAAGATATATATTTTTGTAAATGTGCAAACGATGCAGGAATTGATGTGTATGTTGATGCAAGTTTAAGCCAAGAAATTGCACATTACGGTACAAAGTCATTTAGGTTATAGAATGAATATATTTGAAAAGTTTGAAAGATACGGTCAAAAAACATACAACGGACAAGATGTATTAAAAAATCATTTTTTACAAATCTATCCAATACATTATACTGACAATTGCGACGACGAGACTGTTGCAACACAATATGCTGATAAAGCAGATTACGTTTGGATTGTTAACAAAAATATTAATGTACTTAGAACTTTTCCTTGGCACTTTAAACCAACCGAAGAACAATTAAATAAAAAACATGTATTTCCGTATGTTTATAAAAGCAGCAAAAGAATTAAAAGTTGGGAATATGCAAAACTTATTCCTACTAAAGTTGAATATACAGGTGTAATTGAACACAAAAATATTGCAGCAATCTATGATGTATATTGTGGCAAAGATGTGTTTGATGTATTTTATTTAGGTTTAGAAACAGACGAACTATTTACACAAATACAAGAACGTGCTCCACATGCTCGTGTTGTTAGTTCGCATAAACAAGCACAAGACATGTCTACTACGGATATGTTTTGGCTTGTGCCTAATGATATTGAATTGGGAAAGTTTTTTAAATTTAGTTATCGTCCTGATGACTGGAGTCACAAATTTGTGCATGTGTTTGGAAATGGTAATGTAGGAGTGTTTGATGGTATTGCATTATTTCCAAAAGCATACAACCCTACTGACAAAGAATTACAACACAGATTTTATGCAGATAAAAAAACAGTATCATTAATTGCAAGTACTCCTAAAAAATATCCTGTGTATAACTTTGAAACATTTGAAGAATATCAGTTAGCGTTAGAAAAAGAAAGCGAGTTGTTTTGGTATGTTCCAACGGACGTTCAAGACGTAGTTGATTTAGATTTGTATTTTGATCATCATAATCAATATGATCGACGTATTAATCATGTGTTTTTAAATGATAATGAATATGATGGCGTAGTACTGTTTAGTAAACATAGTCCTATAACTGAAAAAGAATTTAATCACAGATTTATTGCAAACAAAAAAGAACACCCGGAGGTATATAGCCGGCCAAAAAAGTTTGATCAGTTTGTGATCAACAACTACGCTGATTACAAACTGGCAATGGAGCGTAGTACTACTGAAATGTTCTGGGGTGTGCCTGATGATGTTGAAGTTTCAGATGACTTTGATTTTGACATTTATTTTACACATCATAACACATACGATAGAAATATTACACATGTGTTTGCTAATGGTAAAACATACGACGGTATTGTGCTGTTTAGTAAAAATGTCGAAGTAATTGAACGTGAAGTTGATTATAGATTTTACGCTGAAAAGAAAGAATGGAATATTGTTGCAAGCCATCCAAAAATCTTTCCTGTGTACAAAATTGACACGTATGATGAATACTTAGAAGCATTAAAGAAAACACCAAACGAATTGTTTTGGATGAGTAGTTCAAACATTCAAATGCTTACAGACATTTATAATGTTTATATTAGTCATCACGATAGAAATTTACGTAAACAAAATCATGTGTTTTTACATCAAAACAACGAAGGTGTATCATTTAATGGAATGATTTTGTGTAGTGTACACACGCCTTTAACACAAAAAGAAGTTGAATATAGGCATCCAGTAAATCGCATAGAACACACTAATATTGTAAGTAAAAATAAAAGATATGATCATTTCAATATTGAAACGTATGAGGATTATTTACACGCATTAGAAACCAGTGAAACTGAAATGTTTTGGATGGATTCTCCAAACATAGATACAACTGATTTTAATTTTAAAATGACTTTTGATTTTGAAAACGAATATGATCGAAAGGAAAATCATGCTTTTGTACACATGGTAGATGGAAAAGAATATTACAACGGATTGTTTCTTTGCAGCAAACACAAACCTTTAACTAAAAAAGAAGTTGAATATCGCCATATTGCAAATGCAAAAGAATGGGACATAATGGCAAGTTTTGCTGTGTTTTATGAAAGATTTATTATTGAAACTTATGACGATTATCTTCGTGCATTAGATAACAGCGAAACAGAAATGTTTTATGGGTATAGCGAAAACATTGATTGTAGAGACTTTGCATTTGATCATTACTTTACGCATGATAACGAATATGACAGAAAAATAAATCATAACTTTATTCATAAAGTTAACGGTAAAGAATACCGTAATGGAGTATTTTTGTTTAGTAAACACAGTCCAGTTACACAAAAAGAAATAGAACATAGACATATTGTTAATGCAAAAGAATGGAATATAGTTGCAAGTAGGCCTGTTTGGTATGATAGAATTGTAATTAATAATTACAAAGATTATAACATGGCATTAGAATCGTCTAAGACTGAAATGTTTTGGGGTATTCCTAGTGATGTAGAAGTTGATATAAATTTTGAATTTGATTATTACTTTACTCATGATCAAGTTTTTGAAAGAACTACAAATCATGTATTTTTAAATGATAAAAATTATGATGGAATAATTTTGTTTAGTAAACACAGTCCGGTAACAGAGAAAGAAATAAAATCAAGATTTTTAGTTAACAAAAAAGAACACAATGTCATAGCAAGTTATCCTAAACAATTTAGCAAATTTGTTATAGAAACTTATAATGATTATTTAAATGCTCTTGAAACTAGTAAAACAGAAATGTTTTGGGCTACTACTAATAATATAAAAATTGCACAAGACTTTGATTTTAATTTTTATTTTAGTCATCATAACACTTATGACAGAAATATAAATCATGTTTTTGCGCACGAAGTTAATGGCAAAAAACATTACAATGGTTTATTTTTGTTGTCAAAAAATGTACCGCTTACACAAAAAGAAATTGAATTTAGAACAATAGCAAATCGTAAAGAATGGGATATTGTTGCCAGTGGTCCTGTTGAATATGATAAATTTAAAATAAAAAATTACCAAGACTATTTAGAAGCATTTAAGAAATCAAAAACAGAAATGTTTTGGATGATACCAAGCGAAGTTGTTGTAGATAACTCATTTAATTTTAATACTTATTTCACACATGATCAAATATTTGAAAGAAAGACACATCATGTTTTTAAAAATGGTGATGCATGGGACGGCATTTCACTTGTGAGTAAACATGCCAATGTTACTGAACGTGAAATTAATATGAGATTTCTTACAAATAAAAAACAATATAATATTGTTGCAAGTACTCCAAAATTATATGATATTGTGTTTATTAGCAAAGACGAAGAACATGCGGACAAGAATTACAAAGATTTGTTAATAAGATTTCCAAGAGCAAAGCGTGTACACGGTGTTGAAGGTATTCATAATGCACACATTGCAGCAGCAAAACTTTGCAACACAGATATGATTTGGATTGTTGATGCAGATGCAGAAATTGTTGACAATTTTAATTTTGATTATTATGTTCCTGCATATGATCCTGATAGTAAAAATGCTGTGCATGTTTGGAAAAGCAAAAATCCAATTAATGGTTTAATTTATGGTTACGGTGCAGTCAAATTGCTTCCTAGAGAACTAACACTAAATATGGATACAACTACTACAGATATGACAACAAGCATTGGTAAATCATTTAAAGTTGTAAATAGAATCAGTAACGTTACTAAATTTAATACAGACGAATTTAGTGCATGGCGTAGTGCATTTAGAGAATGTGTTAAACTGTCGAGTAAAGCAATTAACGGTCAACTAGATGAAGAAACTGAATTTAGGTTAAAAGTTTGGTGTACAAGAGGTAAAGATAAACCTTTTGGTCTTGCAGCAATCAATGGTGCTATTCAAGGCAAAAAATATGGTGAATCTGCAACTAGTAAAGATCAACTTGGAAAAATCAACGACTTTAACTGGTTGTTAAATGAATTCAATAAGTTTAAAGATAGTTTCTAATTTTTGTACATTATTCTTATTACGCAATGTACTTAACAACCCTTTGTGTAGTGGTTTTGGCCAGTTATTAAAACTTACCCAAGCATAACCGTTGTGTTCGTCGTTTAATACTGGAATAAATTCTTTGCTTACAACACACAAATAAGTATGAAATTCAAAATGAGAATCGTTGCTAATAAAAGTTTCTAGTGGAATAGTTTTTACAATAGATGGAAGTGTTCCTATTTCTTCTTGCATTTCTCTTTTCAATGCTTCCCAAGGAGTTTCACTATCTTCGTTTGTACCGCCTACTAATCCCCAAACATTATTTTGTTTACTTTGTGCTCTATGCAAAAGTAAAAATCGATTAGTATCTAATGTATAAAAAAGTGCACCACTACAAATAATTTTCTTCATACAAATAATTATGCATCAAGATAAATGTCCCATGTACCAACTGGATAGTAACCTTCGTATGCTTGTAACCATTCCTCGCCAGTCCATTTGTAAATAATATTTGTATTAAGATTTTTACTGTTGATACCATTGGTGCTGTCTGTTGCATCCATGACAACTACCCAACTTGTGCCAGTCCACTCTATCAAGTCGTTTGCTCCACAAACAAAATCAGTGCCGTCTGCATTTTTCCAGGCATCTGGACCATCGTATGCACTGTCGCCTACACTTTGACTATTGTTAATATCGCCTAGTGTTAATACTCTAAATCCCGGTACTTTATCTGCTGTTGGATTGTAGACAAGTGGATCGATAACTTTATCAAAACTTGTCCAACTATTTACAGATCTTGCTGGACCGTCGATAACATCGCCACTTGGCAATGTATCAGCATCCCAATTAACACTGATTTGATTTTCATCCAACGGATTAAGTGTAAATGTTCCAACAATAAACCCTGTGTCTGTACGTAGTCTAATTTCACTTACATCTGCTCTATATTGCCCTGGATAAGATTCTATAATTTTTCTCCAGTTAATAGTTCCTACCTTGTTGTCTTTGTCAACTACTCTTGCAATGTTACCTTCAACATAGATTCCGTAATCTCTAAATGTTGTTGCATTAGTTGCTCTATTTCCAAGCATTGGATCGATCCTTGTAATTGTATCAAGTCTTCCATCGTCGGTAGTACCGTCTTCTTGGTTAGTTGTTTGTAACGGAGGTAAATCGTCGCCGTATGCATTGATTTCTGGATTACTTAATCCTAAGTCAATAGTTCCTTTGTTTTCGTCCCACATGTTAGCAATAACACTGGTGATAACTCCAAGTTTTTTGACTTTTGCAGGCGGCGTAATAAATATTGGTGTTTCAAAACTCATTGTTGCAATATCAATTTCTGAATCAACACCGATAGGAATAGTTCTATTACTCCACCTTACATCTGTCATGTGTAATACTGTTAAACTTGTCCAGTCTACATAGTTGTCTGTTGTTTGCAATTCTAAACTAGGACGGAACAAAACTAATATTTGTTCTAGCATTTGTAATTTTTGTTCTGTATTACTTGCCCATAAATCTACGTTAACACTCAATGTATACGGTGCTGGATAAAGTCTTTCAACTGTATAGTTTTTACCTTGAGTATTTAGATACTCGTTGTTTTGTTCGTCAAATGCACGTTCTCTAATATTAACTTTATCAACATAACTTGCATCGCCTGTACGACTTCTATCCATTTCAATGTTAGTAACATACACACTCATGCGAGGAACAGTCGGAAGTTTGTTTTCACTGTTGTCTCTTAAAATATTGCCAACTTGTCTAGTTAAATCGCCATATGTTACAGGTACAGATTTTAAATTACCATTTCCGTCTTGTACACTGAATCCACTCATAATTCTAACAATTTGAGTAATATATTTTCTTACTTGTCCGTCATAAAAAAACTGCATTAGTTATCTGCCTTTGGTTTAAGTGCTTTTGACAACGATTGTCTTTCATTCACTGTTTCACCACTAATTTCGTTTGTTGCTGTGTTGTTTATAAACGATGCAACTTGTGTACGTTTTGTATCTGTATTCGAAAGTTCTGCTCTTACACTATCTTGCACTTTAGTCCATTTAACTCCGTCATATTTAAACAATCTATTTGGAAAAAAGTCTGTTCTTAAAAAGTAATCGCCTACAACGTTGTCAGTAGGAAAACTTATACCGCTACCAAACACTTCACCATTCAAACTGCCTACACCAAGCAAGTAACCTTTATAACCTGCTCTGCTAGGTTTAGCATTTATTCTATCAGCAGTCATGTCTGCATCTGCTGTAATTTCATCTGTTTCTGCTGAACGAATTTCTGGTGTACCGTTTTCGTCAACTTGCAATGTATAATAATGACTTACATCATAACCTGATAGTGGTGCATCATCATATGCTTGTGCAACCACAGCATTATTAATTTGCATTTCTTTTTCAAATGTACTTAGTATATCTCTAAGTGTATTTCCGTCTTCATCTTCTGCAGGTAAATCAAGTATTTCTTTGTATTCTTGACTGTCAATGATTTGTTTTAATTTTACTCTATATAAATGAGGATACCAAGTTTGACTAAATCCTTCTGCTGCACGATTTACATCTTCAACAACATAAAATCTTTTTAATGCTACACTGTAATCGTTTAGAGCATATTCATCCATTAGGTGCGGAAATTCAATAACATCTCCACTCATTATTTTTCTGCCAAG